CAGTATCGTTGGTGGAGTCTTTCCGCTCTATCATCTTCTTTTTGATAAGGGTCCTAAACTTGTTGTTCTTGTTTCTCGTACTCAAGATCATGCGGTTAAGCTTTTGGGCACGATTAAGGATGCGCTGGACTATTCGGAACAACTGAGGTACATATTCGGATATTGGGGGATGAACTCTGCTAAAAAGTGGACCAGGTCTGAAATTGAGCTAAAAGACGGCTCAATGGTTGTTTGCAAGGGTACGGGACAGCAGATAAGAGGTATAAAGGTCGGGAATCAAAGACCTACTCTTATTATCCTGGATGATCCTGAAGATGAGAACAATACAAAGACTTCCGAAGCAATGGAACAAAATTTAAGATGGCTTCTACAATCAGGCGTCCCATCTTTGGATCCTTTAAAGGGCAGGATTGCTGTTATTGGGACTCCGCAGCATGAACGCTGCATGGTGGAGACGTTGAAAGATATGAAGGGATGGGAAAGTATGACTTTTCGCCCTGATATGGAAACGGGAATCCCCCTTTGGGATGCAATATGGCCTATGGAGAAGCTGCTCACAAAAAAAGCCGAACTAGAGTCCATAAACAGGGCGAGTATTTTTTATCGGGAGTATATGTGCCAAATTGTGGGTGATGAGGATCAATTATTCAAAGAAGAGATGTTTTGCTTCTATGATGGGTATATTGACCTTGATAATGATAATGAGGCTACTTTGCATTTAAAGAAGCTGGACGGGAAGGAAATAGAAGAATCAAGACCTGTTAATATCTTTACTGGGGTTGATCCTGCGTCAAGTACCAAACAAACTGCTGATTATTCAGTTATATTCAATATTGCAGTAGATGAGCATATGAATAGGTTTGTACTGCCATATTGGAGAAAACATGCGACACCATTACAGGTTGCCGATGCTATACTCCAAAATTTCAGGACTTACTATTCTAAGAAGACTAGGATAGAAGTTGTAGGATACCAGGAAATGCTGAGGGAATATGTGCGTCAAATGGCAGAAGACCAGGGTATGTACGTCCCAGGACTGGAAATTCGTGAAAATCCACGGAATGCAAAATCAGTTAGGTTAGAATCTTTGCAGCCAGCGTTTGCTCAGAGAAAGGTATACATGATGAATAAGATGTCTGATCTTCAACATGAACTTTTATTATACCCGAGAGGTAAACATGATGATCTCTTGGATGGCATGTTCTATGCCAACAAAGGTTGCTACAGACCATTCGTTTCTGAGAGAAAGGATACTCCAAATAAAAAAGTATCAATTTTCTCAAGAGGGTCTGATTGGCTGACTGCCTAATATAAATAGAATATAGTTGTTTCATATCATAGTTTCCCTTTGATGCCAAAGTGGATTCTCAATGAATTTTAACATTTTTAGCAAAAAAGTGTCAAATGTGAGGAAACTTTCGTCTGATAAGGACAGTAAGGATAAGTACGTCAAAGTTGATGTAAATGCTTATAATGAAAATAATAGGGTAAAGATATCAAGACCTCCTATATACAGTTTTAATGGATTCATAGAAGATATTGACAGGGTTCTCAATCCTACAACACCTAAAAATACAGAGATCATAGACATTTGAGAAATCGTACAATTGAAGAACGAATGGATCAAGCACCCAGTGAAGTGCTTGGTGCAGATGCAGGTGCTCCTGAACAACTTGAGATACATCCAGAGGTAAAAAAGACTTTGGAACTATTCAATGAATATGAGAATGCCCGAAATGACTGGGCAAGCAAATTTTCTGAAGCAAAACAATTTAGGAATGGTGCTCAATGGACTACTGAGCAAACTGAGATTCTTGAAAGGCGTGGACAGGCTGCTATTGTTGTAAATCGCATTCACCCTATTGTAGAAACAGCGAAAGCACTTTTAACCTATAATCGTCCTCAATTTCGTTCAACTGGTAGAGAGGACAGTGATACCAGAACTGCAAAGATATATTCAGATGTAATGGCATGGATTTGGGAACGATCCAATGGAAATACTGAATTAAAACAAGCCATTGATGATTACTATGTCGGCGGGATGGGTATTATCCAGGTTTATCAAGATCCATATGTTGATATGGGTCGTGGAGAGGTATTAATTACATGTCTAAATCCTCTTGATGTATATGTAGATCCAAATTCTAAAAATACTTATGGGCGAGATGCTGCAAATATAATCGTGTTAAAAGTCCTTACTGATGAACAAGCTAAGAAAATGTTTCCAGAATATGAGAGTATCTGGAGTAATGCTGATTATGTTCAAGAGCCTGATCATTATCCTGGTACTAATCTGGCGAAAAATGAAAAACAGTCATTTTTAGGAGATGTAAACAGTGACCATTATCATACAAAGAGAAAATACTATGAACGCTATGAAAGGATAAAGGTATCCTTCCATCATGTATATGAGCCAGATACAATGCGAGAGGATTTGTTTAGCGATGATGATTTTCAGGAATATCTATCAGAACCGAGTATGTGCGTACAATATAAAGATGGCTCAAAGAATTATGTTAATGATCGTGACCAGGTAGCTAAATATCAGACTTTTATTGATAAAATGGGTCCTGTCTACCATATGGAACAGTCAGAACCCCAGATGAATCCAGAAACTGGTCAAGTTGAAGAACAAGAGCCCCAGATGGTTCCAGGCGAAGAAGACGAAAACTCTATCCCCGACTCAACAGTCTACCTCATCCCACATACGAAAGCACAGCTTGTTGATCTTGGTTATAATCTTTATAACCAGATAGAACAAAATAGAATCCAGATGATCGTTTCAGTCGGGGATAAACTTTTATATGAAAGAGTCCTGCCTTGCGAAGATTATCCTATTGTTCTTATGCAGAACATACATAATAGGAACCCGTATCCTGAGAGTGATGTGCGACTATATAGGCCATTGCAGGAATATGTGAATAAGATACGATCTTTGATTATTGCTCATGCATCAACTAGTACGAATGTAAAGCTTTTAATACCCAGAGGATCTGTTGATAAAAAACAGATTGAAGAAGAATGGGGGCGTGCAGGAACTTCCGTTATTGAATTTGATGCGGAGTTGGGAGTACCTGTCGTGGCTGGGCCAGTTCCGCTTCCTAATGAATTATACAAGAACGAGGCCGATGCGAAATCTGATTTAGAGTATGGATTTGGTATATATGAAATGATGCAGGGATCTGGGCAAGGCGCACCTTCTACTTATAGAGGGACTGTCATTATTGATGAATTTGGACAAAGAAGAATTAAATCCCGAAGGGATGACATAGAAGCGACTTTGAATCAAGTATGTAAAGTTGCGATACCTTTGATGCAGCAAATGTATACAGAGGAAAAGATTATTAGATTGATTCAGCCGAATAATGCGATGAAGGAAGTTACTTTGAATCAATCTTTATATGATGAATTTACAGGTAAAGAAATAGAGAGGGTACATGATATGACTGCTGGAAAGTACGATGTCGTTGTAGTCTCAGGATCAACATTACCTGCTAATAGATGGGCACTCCTTGAAACCTATCAAGAACTATACAAGAATGGTCTCATTGATCAGATTGAAGTTCTTAAAAAGACCGACTTGGTTGATATTGAGGGTGTGATAAACCGCTCTAGTGAGATGGCACAATTACAAAATGCATTACAAAGTGCAGAAGAAGAGATTAAAAATCTTCAAGGTGATTTGCAGACTGCTAATAGAGAGGACTTACATTCCAAGAAACGACTTGAGGTTGAAAAATTCAAGGGCAAAATGGGAAGAGTATCTGATCGTGCCGAACAAGCTGCAGAGCTATTCAAAGCACGAGTTGGCGATGCTCAACGTGAAATGAATACAGAGGTTAAATCTGTTAAATCCGAAGAAGGAAAATAGAAGATCTTAAAGGAGTGAAACAATGAGTGAAGAAACACAAGTACAAGAACCAGTAGAGCAAGAAGCACCTGAAGTCCAGGCAGAACCAGAAGCGTTTGTTGATGGGCCTGGGAATATGGCTAGTGCCGAAGATGTCATCAGTGATGTTATGTCGGATAACTATCCAGGAGATGGTTTTGATGCTCTAATGGATGATGCGAAAGATAACGTACCAGGCACAGAATCGCCAGAGGTGCAATCCCAAGAAGTTGAAATGGCTGCTGAAGCACCTGCAGAGGTTCAAGATGAGTCATTTCAATATTGGCAGAGCCAGGCTGATAAAAGGGCTAGAGAACTTGAAGAGGTAAAAGCAAAATATCAGGATTTGGAGGAGATCGCCCCTATCGCAAGATATATTCGGGAGAATCCGCAAGTTCTGAACTCTGTAGAGTCATCCCTATCCACTAATAAGCCAACGGATAATCCTCAAACGAGGACTTCGGAGGAATTGGTGAAGAAACCCGAAAGACCAAGCAAACCTGCTGAATACGATCCTATTGAGGCTACAAGTGACCAAGAAAGTTCTAGTTTCAAATTTAGGGAAGCAATGGAATCTTATCGTGATGATATGATGGATTATTATGAAGGACGTGAAGGACAGCGTGAAGCGGAGATGGAAAGAAAGCAGCAACAAGTTGCTCAAGAGCAGTATATGGATAATGTTCGTTCACAACTTCAGAATGCGTATGGTTTTAAAGAGAAAGAGATTGAATCGTTTATAGACGATATGAGCAGACCAGAATCTTTGTCTTTAGAGAACTTAGTCTCCGTTTGGAAACTGAGGAACAGACCTACTGAGCAGCAAATCAAATCACCACAGAAAGTAAAATCAATGCAGACCCAAAAAGAGAAACTGGGAGTGAAACAACCCGTAGGGGTTGTTCCAAGTTCTGGTCAAGTAGCTCAAAGTACGGAGGATCAACTTATGGACTCTATGATAGCAGACCATAAGAGACAAAACCCGTGGTAAAAAAAAGGAGCTAAACTATGGCTGACAAATATAGTGTAAGCACAGGCGGTACCCCACAGGTTGCAGGAAGTATCAATGATACCCGACGGTTATATAACTTCGGTAATAGAGTTGCAGAACTTGCACCCCAACAAAGTCCGTTCTTTGTTTACTTAAGTAAGGTTGCTAAGAAACCTACAGACGATCCCGTCTTTAAATTCTTAGAACAGCGTCATCAATGGCAGAGACGTAATTTTGAGGTACAGGCTGCTCATTCTGATAATAACCTCAATTCAAGTGCTTCTGTTGTTGATCTGAGAGTCACTTGTAAGTATGATAAATATGGTAACACCCAATCAGCGGACCAACTCCCTGAGTATTTAGTTGTAGGTGATACTATTGCAATCACAACTACTGATGGCCCTAACGTAGTCACTGGTGTAATAACGGCTTTCGGTTCTGATGGTGCGGATTATAAGTCGCTTACAGTTACTGTTATTGCAGTGAACGGTAACACTACTTTAAGTAGTTTTACTGACATTGACTTTGCCGATGGTGATGAAGGACAAGTAATTGGTAGTGCACATGCTGAAGGTACTGGCGCACCTGAAGGTTGGAAAGACGAAATGTATGACAGAGAAGGATATACGCAGATATTTAAAACTGCTATCTCCCTTTTCAGTGGTACTGCTATGGCTACAAAGTATCGTGGAATAGCTGATGAATACAAACGTGTATGGCAGGAAAAACTCATGGAGCATAAAATGGACATTGAACATGCTATGCTTTATGGAGTAGGTAAAGATGATTCAACATCGTCTGGACCAAAGCGTTATACATGGGGTATCCTTCCACACGCAACTGCGAATGGAACAAATTCGTCTTTCACATACGCTGATAGTTCTTATGATAATCTGTTAGATTATCTAGAAACAATGTTCGCCCCTGAGAGTGGTAATTCTGGAGATAAACTTGTTTTATGTTCTAGAAAAATCCTTGCATGGTTGAACAAACTAGGCTCTGATAGCTTCCTACAAAATACTGTAGGAGCGGCTACTCAGTATAGTCTAGATGTGACGAGTATCCCTGGACAATTCGGGCATGCTGTTACTAAGGTAAGTACTATTTTTGGTAATCTGCATTTTGTGCAGGAACCACTATTGAGAAATCAATGGGAAAATAAGGCTATCCTTATTGACATGAAGAACGTGGCTTATCGTCCTCTCGTAGGAAACGGTAAGAATCGTGATACGCATATTATGACTAATGTTCAAGGTAATGACACTGATGGACGGAAAGATATGATCCTGACCGAAGCTGGTCTGGAGATTTCACTTCCTGAAACTCATGGAGTAATGACCTTTTCATAATAGTTAGTGATAAAACAGTTTGGCGGGGCGGCTTTGCCGCCCCAATAAACATTAGGAGAAAGATATGGGAAAGATAA